GTATTATTCCGCGAAGGGCGCGTATTTCTTCGCGCGCGATGTGATCACGCCGGGCGAGCTGGCTCAGAGCGTCGCCTTTGGCGGGTTGCGCGTGCCCATGCGCATGACTTTGAGCGGCTGTGGAACGTCCGAGACCGGAAGCGGATTCACCGGAACGGGAAACGGCTGGGTCGGCCTGGTCCTGAAGTTCCAGGACGGCGACGGGAATGTCTACTATCTCGGCGTTGACGGCGACGGAAACCGGCGCTGGGAGCTGTATGACTCCGGGCGCATACCCCGCGCCTTCGAGCAGGATCTCCTTTCCGTCGATACGGACCGCGAGAACGCTGACCACATCGAGCTCGACATCCCGGCGCTGGCCGTAGATGGAGGCTTCCCCTCCGGCACTCTCACCGTCGGAATCTGGGGCGGTGCGGTCTATGTCTTCAGCGCACATCTCGACGTGATCCTGAATAAGGGGTATCAGGACGTCATGCACATCGACAACGGCGCCCGCGGCGAGGGCGACGATACCGAGATAGCCTTCGGGCGCGTGACGTCCGACGTGGCGTATTATCAGGCTTTCGTACAGGGTATCCTGCTCAATAACGGCGCGCTGATCACGGCCTTCTCGGACGCGAACTTCACGACAGGCACGGATTACCTCTCCTTCATCTCGAGAGACTATGCCAGGAGCGTGGCGCTGCCGCGCGCCCGCGTTGAGGGGACGGTGTCCCTGGAACCTTCCGTCCAGCTGCCGCCGCTCGTCTTCACGAAGGGCGGGCTGGACTACTGGCTGGAGACCTGGTCCTGGAATCTTTACGAAGACGAGCTGCAGATCTCGGCGCGCACGCTGCCGACAGCCACGCTGACCGTGGAGTCCGAGACGATCACCGAGGCCGGCGGCACCGCGTCGACGGGATCGGCTGACGGCGGCGCCACGCAGGTGCCGTCCTCCGGGGTGAACTATTTCGAGCCCGGCACCGTATCCGGCCTGATTCAGCTCAAATCTGACTACAACTACCTCGGCCCGCGCAAAGGGTTGATCTTCGGGAGAAATTCTTCCGAGGACGTGAACGTCGACCTGGAGGTGGTGAACATCGCACCGCAGGGTGAGACGCCGCGTTATGCGTTCCACTCCCGGCTTCCGTTCTTCTCCGACGGCTTTGTCTCCGGCAACGGCCTCTCTTCCGGGGGCGGAGCATCCGGCATCGACGCGCTGGCGATGTGGAAACTGCTCACCAACGACCAGACGCTCTCCACCTATGACGACAATACGAAGATCGCCGGTGCGCACATACCCGATATGGCGACCGCCTACGGCTACTTGAAGCAGGCGGACATCAACCCGATACTCGCACTGATCCCCGCACAGGCGTCCTCGACGAACCAGCTCGCGGACAAGGCGTTCGTGAACTCGTCCATCGCAACGGCTACGGCCACCTACCGGGGAAACTACAACGAGTATTCCGATCTGGGGCTGCAACCCTCTGCCACGCACGCGCAGATTGCCACGGCGCTCGCGTCGGAGATTTCCGGCGCGGACGCGAATGACTACTGCTTCGTGGAGATTCCGACCTCTGCGAGTACGCCTACGGAGATAGCGCGTACGGAGCGGTACAAGTACAACGGCACGGGCTGGGAGTATGAGTACACCTTGAACAACTCCGGCTTCACGGCGGTCCAATGGGCGGCGATCAATTCCGGCATCACTTCCGGCAAGGTCGGGACTTACGATACGATAGCTGGCTACTTCTCCGGCGGGAAGATACTCTCCTCGGCGCTCCCGGCTATGTATATCGGCCAGACGCCGGTGCGGTTCACGAGCGCGACGCAGGACTTGACCGGCATTGGGAACATCACGATGTCGGGAAACATCACCCTCCCTAACGGGAATGCCATCCTCGCCGCGAGTACAAGCGCGATGCTTGCGGTCACATCTAATGGGACGGGGTTTTATCTCGGACCGGGGTACGAGATTTCCGCCAATTACCTCCTGCGCTCCGGCAACATCGACCTCAAGCACAGAAAATATACGGCGGCAAGCACCTATAATGACCACATTATATGGGACGCCTCCAACGCATACATATCGTCCAATGCCGTGACGATTGGCAGCAATACCATTGGCACGGATAGCTCGCCGATAGAACACTCCACTTTTAACAGACGGTTCAAGCGATTCGAAGGAAGTTCAGCGGCTGGCGGATATGACCTCGATACACTTCTTGCCGGAGGCGGCATCACCTCGCAGTATAGTTCCGTATCGTATTGGGCCAACGGCCCGTCCGGAATGTCCTACGGCGGCGCTGTGCAGATTGTGCCGACGGACTCCGCAAACAACCTTCTCGCTATGCAGTTCGCCTGGGATGTAGACCATACGAACGCGAAGACCGGAAAGCTCTGGTGGAGGGACAGGAACAATTCCGGCGGCACTCCGGGATGGGGCGAGTGGCACCTCCTGTACGACAGCGCGAATGCTAACCTCTCCACGATAGACTGGGCCTGCAAGGACCTGAACTCGGCTGGCAAGGTGAACGTCGGAGCGCCGTCCAGCACCTCGGCCACGGTCAATGTGGCAGGGACCATCTGGGCGTCCACGGGCATCTTCTCCGACGGATATGTTTCCGGAGGCGGCCTGTCGTCATCTTCTGATGCCCGACTGAAAGAGCATGTCAAGGACTTCAATTACTCTGCAGAGTTGCTTATGTCGTTGAAGCCGAGGGAATGGGACTGGAACGACAGGACTCCGCTGGAGGGGCACTCCGCGGGATTCATTGCCCAGGAGGTCGAACAGCATCTGCCCTATGCCGTCACCGAGCGGGCCTATAAGATGCTCACCTACGACATCTTCCACGCGCTTGAAGTCTCCGGCCTGCAGGATCACGAAAGCCATATCCAGGATCACGAGACGCGCATCCGGGCGCTGGAGAATGAGAATAAGGAACTGAAAAAACGATTGGAAAAATATGAGCTGGGACGCAACTAACAGATGGATCGTCGGGCCCGTCAGCATCGGCGACTTGAGCACCGCTACCGGAACGGCCAGCGGCGACCTCGGCACGCTGTGTACGAGTCCGCTGATCAACCCGCTGGCGTTGTGGAAGCCGTTCCGGAATCCGAATCCGGGATTCCCCTCCATTCAGGCGCAGCGCGACGCCATCAAGGCCGCACGGTGCGGCTTCCTCTCCGGCACCTACGGCCTGCCGAGCTACTTCCCGATGCAGGGCTCCGGGCTCGACATACCGCACGCGGTGTGGTCTTACGGCAAGCCGCGCGGGTTCGGTGGCGGCGCAGCCGGAGCGCACGAATACTATCGAATCACAGACTTTTCTCCGGTCGGCAACACCGTGGCAACCGGCGGCTACTATCCCGACGCCGTCGCGCCTTTCGGCGTGATGTTCCAGGGCGGATCTATCAGCACCGGCTCGAACGCGGTCGTCTTCTTGTTCGACCAGAATACCTATTCACTAAACGGAGGCCGCTGGCGCACGAACTACTGCATGTCCTTCGACGACGTGGTGCCCGCGTCCGTATATGGAAATTACAAGTTCGCACTCGTGTTCCAGAGCTCGCGCGGAACGTCCGTCGTAGTCTCCGGCACTACGGTGACGCAGGCGGCGAGCACGAAGATGGCAAGCGTCGTCTTCGACGCGGAGGACGTCACCGCCATCCCCATCACCGCCGGGCAGACGGTCGCCTGCGCGATGTGTCTGGTATCATCGTCCTGGGCGGAAGGCGTGTACAACGGAAGTTCGGAGTTCAACGACTACGTCATCTCCCTCGAGCTTACTTCGGGCTGCGACAGGCAGATCCTCACCTTCCGCGGCGCGGGAAGCATCACCGACATGCAGGGCCACGAGCACCGCGTCTTCACCCGCACGAATGAGGTCTACCCCGGTATCGGGAAGAAATTCACGATTGACCTGCTCGAAGCGGTACTGACGGCCGGCCCAGACTGGGGGCTCCTTGACAGCGTCGATCTCCGGCTCACGTACAGATGCATGACAAACAACCTGCTTTTCGGCGACGACAACGGCCATCCGATGGGCGACGATCCGCGAGCTGGCGTCTTTTACTTCTCCGTCCCGCTAACGGCCGGGCAGGAAGATCGAGAGTATACGCTCGCCGAGCGCGGCGTCAACGGATTCATGCAGTGCATCTACCTCATGCCGAACACCGGCGACGGGATCTACGACATAGACCTTACTGCTATACACGGCAGCGAGGAGCTGCGCCTTACTTACTACGCATACATTCTCAGATATAACGAAAACGAATAACATGAAGAAGATCCTTTACATTTTTCTTGCAGCGCTCCTGTTCCCCGGCTGCTCCGGGCAGGCTCTGGAGCGCGGAATCCACGGCAGCATCGCCGGGATGGAAGGGCGCGAGCACCGCGTCTTCACGAAGACCGGAGTGCAATACCCCGGTATCGGGAATAAGTTCACGATTGACCTGGTGACGGCTGAGCTGTCCGCCGGTCCGGACTGGGGCGACATCACCAGCGTCGAAGTCACCCTGGAATACGTGAGCTTGAGCGGCAACATCCTTTTCGGCGACGACGCGGGCCATCCTTATGCAGACCCCACTCGCGCCACGTTCACCTTCACGATGCCCCTCTTCGCCGGCGACGTTGACCGTACGCAGGTCGTTGTCCAGCGTGGCGTGGGCGGGTACTGCGGGTGCATCTACCTCATGCCGAACACCGGCCCCGGGCTCTACGACATTATTATGACCGCCCGCCACGGCTCGGAATCCGTGAGACTGACTTACTACGCATTTCAAATCCAATAGCATTATGAACGACCAGAACAAGAACAACATCCGCGAGGGGCTTGCAAAGATCGCCCTCGCCATCTACGTCCTCCTCACCATCGCCACGTGTGCCGGCGTATGGAACTTCTGCGAGGAACCCGCCGTCAAGGTGATGGCCGGACTCCTCTTTGCCTGCAACGCCGTCGTCGTGGTGAAACTCTGGAAGAAGTCGGACCCCGAAACGAAGTAATGACATGAAGAAGGTCGACATCATCAATCTTGCGAACGCAGGCGTGCAGGGCGCCACGAACCACACGCTTGAGGCAAAGGACGCCTACAAGGTCCTGAAGTTCCGCCGCGCACTCCTTGCCGCCTTCGAGGGTGTCCGCGAGGAGATCAAGGAGAACCAGGCCGAGGCGGGCATCGAGGACCCGCAGGCCTTCGACAAGGAGCGCGCCGACCTGCGCGCGCTCGAATCCCGTTCCGCGGATCAGGACAAGCGCCTCGCGGATCTTGACGCGAAGTTCCAGCGTTTCACGGAACTGCAGAAGGAGCTGCTCGCCGACGAGGCGGAGCTCGCTTGCATTACGATGCCCTACGCATCATGGCACGCCCTTCAGGTGGAGAACGAAAAAACCTGCCCGGCCCTTTCCGATCCCTACGTCGAGGACACTCTCGAGAATGTTCTCTGGGCCGCTCCGGAAGAATAGTACAAACCATTAAAACCACATCATCGAAATGACACCAGAGAGACGAAAGGAAGCCGTCCGTGAATTCCGGGAGATGACGAGCCGCGTGTCAACCATTACGTCCGTCGCGCTGATGATCTGCCTCGGCACTACTATCGCCCTGTTTATCCTCTCCGCTATCATCCCCCCGGTCGGCAGCATCGACCCGAGCATGTTCAGGGCGGCAGGATATATGACGGGGTTCGCTACGATCTTCGTCTTGCGTGAGGCCATCCGCGAGGGCCTCGGCGTGAAACTCACGCACGGCGACACGACTATTGAGATCAAGGACACCGACGGGAAGGCTGAAGAAACCGCCTCGCTGGTCAGCGAAGAATGACGGCCAAGGGGTTATTCATTACCTTTGCCGACGAGACGCAAGACTATCTGTTCAACCCTATAAAACACAATCATTATGGCTGCAGCACTTACCATTACCCCTAGCTCCTACAACGGAGATTTCGAGTACGTCAACGATGGCGGTACCGCCACCGTTAGCGGCTCCTTCTGCGTCGACGCCTCCAAGATCGTCAGCTTCGCCGGCGAGATCGCGAACGTCGGCACCTTCCAGGGCTCCTACGACAACGTGGCGGAGGCCCTCCTCTACAATCTCACCCCCGCGTCCCTCGACACGGCAGACGACCTCGCCGCCCTGGTGGCGGAGGCTGAGGCCGCACTGAAGGAGAATTTCTTCCCCACGCCCGACCCGGACCCCGACCCGGACCCTGATCCCGCACCTGAATCCCCCGCCGACGGCGATGGCGGTGAAGGTGGTAACGGCGGTACCGAGTAGAACCGATCGCCCCGGGGCCGCGAAGCTCCGGGGCTTTTAATTGCAACGCTATGGTACAACTGACACTGAGACGCCGCCGCGGAACCGTGGGCTACACCATCGGGGACCTCTCCCTGGAAGAGTGCGGATTCCTGTGCAACACGCTGGAACCGGAGGACCGCGGCCTGACCAAGGACATGCCCATCGAGAAGATCCGGGAAATAAAGGTCTACGGCGCCACGGCCATCCCTACCGGCCGCTACGAGATTAAGCTGCTGGTCTCCCCGTCGATGAAGGACAAGCCGTACGGCAAGCGCTACGGCGGCCTGTTACCCTGTATTATCGACGTCCCCGGATATTCCGGCGTGGAGATCCATCCCGGCACGAAACCGTCCGATACCAGGGGCTGCCCTCTCACCGGGGAGTATAACCCGAAATTCCCCGGCCAGATCTTCAATTCCAGGAAGGCGTACTACGACCTGATGGATTATTACCTCATGCCGGCCCACGACCGGAAAGACCGCATCTTCATTGACATCATCTAGGCCATGAACTGGAAAACCCTTTTATTTTCGATTTTAGCCGTGTTGACGGTTTGTGTGGTATCTTGCTCCATCTGGGGGCGCAAGGCCCGCGAGAAGGGACGGGAGCAGGGCTTCACGGAGGGATTCGCGGCGGGCTACGCCGCGCCCCATCCTGCGGACACCGTCATACGCATCGACACCGTCACCATCGAGAAGCCGGTACCGGTGGAGCGCGAGGTGGTCCGAACGGACACCATCGCGGTGAACGACACCCTCTATGTGCCGGTCCCGATCGAGGCCGTCCTGTTCGGCGGCCAGCCGGGAGACGAATACAAGGCGCTGGTCACCGGGTGGCACCCTTCCATCGAGTGGATCGAGGTGTACCCGCGCACCGAGGTGGTCACCAATTACATCGACCGCCCCGTGCCGTACGAGAAGCCGGTACCCTATACCTGGAAGCTGTCCGCGAAGGCGGACGCGCTGGCGATGCCCGGCCTGTACGACGCGCGCGCAGGACTGAGATTCGACCGGCAGCTGCGCGGCCCGATACGCTGGAGCGTGGAGGGCGGCTACCATATCGGAAACCTCGGCCGCGGCCCATACGTCCAGGGCGGGCTGGAGCTGGAGATACTGCACGACAGATAACCGAGTGATTCGGATACTTTCTTCATCTGGGAGGCCCGCGCCGTGACGGTTCGGGCCTCCTTCATCGTTTCCCGTACAGGACGTAGTCGATGACGCGCCGGTTCGCCTCGTCCACCTTACGCCTCATATCCGTACGGATGTAAATGGCGGTGACGGAGCGGCCGCGGGAGTGCCCGAGCGCCGCGCCTATCGTATCGACGGGGACGTCGATCTCGGCAGCCACGCTGGCCCAGCTGTACCGTGCCCAGTAGGAGGAGATCATCGGAAAGAGCGGGCGACCCGTCCGGCGCTCGCCGTTGGACCAGTGCGTGCCAAGCGACTGCAGCCCGGAATTGAAGTGCGAGAGGTAGTCGGCGTGCGACCGGTACCTGTCGAGGATGGAGAGCAGCTGGCCCTCGCCCCGGTACCGCTCGATGATCTCGAGCGCCTCGGGCTGCACGGCGACGGAGCAGTGGATCCCCGTCTTCGCCCGGTTGTATTCCACCCGCCCGCCGGTGATGCACTCCAGGGCGGCGAGGTCTTTCATGTTTATCCCGCACAGGAAGAAGGTCAGCTTGAATATGTCGACGTATTCCCGCTGCCAGTCGTCGCACGGGTAGGAGAATATCCGGCGCAGCTCGTCGACGGAGAGCGAGCGGTCCCGCGTCGCCTCGGTTCGGATCTGGTATTTCCTGAAAGGGTAGCATTTCGTGTACTCCTCGTCCAGGGCGTAATTGAACACCGTGCGGATGTTCCGCATGTGGACGGCCACGGAATTGATGCGGCCGCCGATGTGACGCTCCAGCCCGGAGAGCCAGGTGCTGGTCATGTCGTCCAGGAAGACCGGGCCGCCGGCGTAGTCCCTCACCCTGGCGATGGTCTGCCGCATCGACTGGATGGTGCCGTCCGCCCGGCGCTTCGCCCGGATGCACTCCTCGGCCACCGTCTCGAAATCCTGCCGGCCCTGCCGGCGCCTGGAGCCCTTCTCTATGTAGGCGCGCACCTGCGCGTCCTCCATGGCGGGGAGGCGTCCGTTCTGCTGGAGTTCCAGGACACGGGTCACGACTTCGGAGAGCTTCGAGGAGAGGAGGCCGTTCACTTCCGCCGCGTTCGGTCCGGAATAGAGCTTGGCACGTTCGGACCATTCCTTCTCGTAGCAGGACACGCCGGTGCCGATAAGGAGGGCGGTCCCGAATCCCACCTTAACCTTGATTGGATAGCGCCCGTCCTTCATGGGACGGCGCCGGTCCATGGTCAGAATACTGATCATAAAACTGGGCGCGCCTGCCGGGAAAAATTTGCAGGAAATTTGCAAGAATAAGAGCGCTTAAAAGTACGTTAAAATCGTCGAAGCGCCCTTTTTCAGTGCTTTTTGACGTCTTCTTGTCCCCGGCACAGCGCGCAAAAGAAGGTGACAAGCCAACACATAATTTGCTGACCTGTCACCATTTACACGTTATTTGTGACTCCAACAGGACTCAAACCTGTAACCTTTTGATCCGTAGGGTCTCACGCGTCTCGACAAGTCAGTACAGTACAATCATTTAAACCCCCGACCTTTTGACTTTGCGGGAAATTTGCGCCGACGTTGAGGACGCCTATTTCTTCGTCAGGGTCTCGATGATGCCCAGCAGGCGGTCCGCCTCCCGGGTCTTCCGCGCGAGCTCCTCGCGCAACTTCAGGATCTCCTCCTGGGCGGAGGCGCTATCCGTGTATATCTTCGGCCGCTCGATGGGCGTCGTGGACTGGGCCCCTACTTTGAGGAGCGATCCTTCGCCTTTGAGCAGGTAGTCCGAATTTATCTCCGGGAACGCATCGCAGATCTTGCGCGTCGCGGCGAAGCCGATGGTCTCCCTGGCGTTGAGGAGATTGGCGAAGTGCGGCGTGCTGATTCCGCACAGGTCCGCCGCCTCCTTCTGTGTATGTACGCGCGTGCTTAGATAGGTTTTGAGCGTCGCTGCGATAGTTTCTTTATTTGCCGGCATATCGAAATATTACATTTTATTACAATTATATTTGGAATTTCGAAATAAGTAACTATCTTTGCATCGAAATACAAAACGAAATCCGCAACAAAAATAGCAACAATTACTCTAATAATCAAAACCTATGGCAGATAATAACGAAGTTATGAACAAGTCGGCGGTCTTCTTCCGCGACACGCTTGGCCGCAGGGTTTCCGTGATGTTCATAGACGCGAAACCTACGGAGGAGGAGGGCTGGGAGTTCTCCATGTCGAGGATCCATACGGGCGTTGAGGCTCGCGGGATCATCGAGACGTGCCAGGACGGGGTGCAGATGCTGCGCTCGGTCTCCGGCCGTTCGGAGCTGGCCGTCACGCCGGCGGTCACGGTACCCGCCTTCCAGCTGTTCAAGTTCCTGGAATACGCCGAGGAGTACTACTTCAAGGGGAACTCCGCCTACCAGGTCGCCACCGTCAGCTAGAAACCATTTTTCAACAATCACAGCAATATGGAAAAAGTAATCATCCGCGCAGACCGCGCCGGCGTGTTCTTCGGAGAGCTCGCCAAAAAGGAAGGAAGTGAAGTCAATCTCAAAAACGCCAGACGATTGTGGTACTGGGACGGCGCCTGCTCGATTTCGGAGCTGGCCGCGACCGGCACTACCCGGCCGGACCGTTGCAAGTTCGCGGTGGCCGTCCAGTCCATCACAATCCTCGGCGTTATTGAGATTATCCCTTGCACTGAGGAGGCCGTGAAATCCATTGAATCCGTCCCGCTATGGTCGATGAAGAAGTAAAGCGGTTCCTCGCGGTGTACTCCGGCGACGGCTCCGGCGACGGCTCCGGCGACGGCTCCGGCGACGGCTCCGGCTACGGCTCCGGCGACGGCTCCGGCTACGGCTCCGGCGACGGCTCCGGCTCCGGCTCCGGCTCCGGCTCCGGCTCCGGCTACGGCTCCGGCTACGGCTACGGCTCCGGCTCCGGCTCCGGCTCCGGCTCCGGCTCCGGCTACGGCTCCGGCTCCGGCTCCGGCTACGGCTCCGGCGACGGCTCCGGCGACGGCTTAAAGGAATACGACGGGCGCACGATCTATATGGTCGACGGAGTGCCGACCCTGATAGACCACGTCCGCGGGACCTACGCGAAAGGCTCTATCCTCCGCGAGGACCTGACCCTGCAGCCGTGTTTCATCGCCCGCGTCGGCGACTGCTTCGCCCACGGCGAAACCCTGCACGAAGCGCAGCGGTCCGCCGAAGAAAAGGCGCTGGAGGACACACCCCTGGAGGAGAGGATCGGCAAGTTCGTCGAGGCTTTCCCCGACCCGGACAAGGCGGTCCCCTTCGCCGACCTCTACAAGTGGCACCACATACTCACGGGCTCCTGCAAGATGGGGCGCGACGAGTTCGTGAAGGCCCGCTCTCTCGACACCTCGAAGAACTACACGCCGAGGTATTTCATTACGATCACCGCGACATCCTACGGCTCCGCCCAGATCAAGGCGCTGGCCGACCGGTACGGGATCAAGCTGTAAAACCACCGGGGGCCTCCGGGCCCCCATTAAACGCTAAGACTATGTGCCTGTTAGGACATCACGGAGTACAGCAGCTCGGCCACGTCCGGCCGACGGCCCCTGCCGAAACCGAAGGGATCGACCGCGAGACCTTCGACAAGCTGCTCCGCACCTTCACCCGCCGCCTCGGCTGGGACTACGTCGCAGTGGTCAAGTTCGCCTTCCGCTATAAGCTGAAGACCGGCGAGCATATCCCCGAGGAGTGGTACCGTCATCTCAAACCGGCCCCCAGCCGCCAGGAATCCGCCGGCGAGTACACGGGGCGCCCCGGAACTCTACAGGATTACGAATAACACACAAAACCACATCAAGATGGGGAACACTATTATCGAGAAGCAGCAGGTCCTCGACCTGATTGAGGCTGAAATTAACCAGCTACCCCGTGACCATGAGAGCGAGCTGGCCATCCGGCACCTTACCAATCTCCGCCAGAGCGTTGAGGTTGTAGTGTTCGACGGATTCACCTGCGAAATGCTGGAGTGTGTCCTGGATAGCATATCGGCCGACGAAACGATAGACGACGAGACCATGCAGGAAAGGATGTCGTGGTGCGAGGCCCTTTATAACGCGCTGAGGAAATTGACCAGCTCGGCCCTAGACGGGAAGGTGGTCCGGTACGGAGACGGCCTGTCTGTTGAAATGGAAAGCCGCGTTGTCGCTGAATCCCTGAAATCTCGCGGATTCAAGCCCGGGGAGGATCTGGGCATCGTGTTCTTGAAAAAGGGGAAGCAATGAGACAGCGAAACAAGACACGCCGCGTCTATGAGTTCAAGGACGCCACCGTGATAGTGAACCTGCCGCTGACCGCCATCCTGGACGGCATCGTCCGCTCGCGCTTCTCCTGCGAGGTCCACCCGGCTAATGGTGGCGAGGTCAAGGGCGCCCAGGACATCCGGGCGTTCTACAGCTGGCAGGCGGCGAATATCGCCCTGGAGATCTATAGAGAATCCATCAAAAAGTAACGAGATATGATCTATTCGGTATTAGAACAGCACCTGGACGGTTCGTGGTGGTATCATCCCGGCTACACCTTCGACACGGAGGAGAAAGCCCAGGAAAAGGCCGACGACTTCTCAAAGAGGCACGAAGGCCGCCCGACAACGGTATTCGAACACGAAGAAAAGCTACCGCAGAGCTACGCAACCTGCACGAAGAATTTTAAAACCTTCGGGTTCGGTGGCATCGTCGAGTGGCCAGCGAGCCGGTTCGGCGAGAGGCAATAACCCCAAACACAAGAAACGTTGATATGAAACACGACACTAGAATCGAACTATTTACCTGCCTGATATGGGTGACTCTGACGGGTGCCTTTTGTCTCGCGACCCGCTTTTTGGGCGGGAGCACGCAGGATTACTTTCTCGCCGCCATACTCTACTACGTCATCAAAGAAAGATGCGAGCGGGTGGAAGAAATGAAACGTAAAAACGAGGAGTAATGAATCAGCTGCTATACATTGACCTGTTCTGCGGAGCCGGCGGGACGTCTACCGGCGTTGAGGCTGCGACGGTGGACGGCCACAAGTGTGCCCACGTCATCGCCTGCGTGAACCACGACCCCCACGCGATCGCCTCGCACCTGGCGAACCATCCCGAGGCTAAACACTACACCGAGGATATACGGACCCTCGACCTCACGGAGCTGGTGGAACTTACCGCCCGCCGGCGGGCCGAGAATCCCGGTGCGTTGCTCGTCCTCTGGGCGTCGCTCGAGTGTACTAACTTCTCCAGGGCGAAGGGTGGCCAGCCGCGGGACGCGGACAGCCGCACGCTCGCGGAGCATCTGTTCCGCTACATCGACGAGCTCAAGCCGGACTATATCCAGATAGAGAACGTGCGCGAGTTCATGATGTGGGGAGACCTGGACGCGGCCGGCAAGCCGGTCAGCAAGGACGCGGGGCGGCTCTACCTTCGCTGGGTTCGGAACGTCTGCCGGCGCGGCTTTGATTTCCAGCACCGGATTCTGAACGCCGCCGATTACGGCGCCTATACCAGCCGCGAGCGCTTCTTCGGAATCTTCGCACGGAAGGGCCTGCCCATCGTCTTCCCTGAGCCTACGCACAGCAAGGGGGCGGCGAACTCCCTGTTCGGAGATCTGGAGCCGTGGAAACCGGTGCGCGACGTCCTGGACCTGGACGACTGCGGCAGGTCCATTTTCCGCGACAAGCCGCTCTCCGAGAAAACCCTGCAGCGGATCTACGCCGGACTGATCAAGTTCGTGGCCGGCGGCAAGGACGCCTTCCTCGTCAAGTTCAATTCCATGAGCCGTAAGGGCGTCTACATCCCGCCTAGCATCGACGCGCCCTGCCCCGTGGTGGCTGCGCAGAATCGGCTGGCCCTGGCAAAGGTTCGCTTTTTATCGAAGCAATTCAGCGGCTCCCCGGAAGGGAAGAACGTAGGAATAGACGGCCCCGCTGGGACGATTACCTGCGTAGACCACCACGCCTTTATCACGGCTTTCTATGGAAACGGAGGGAATCGCTCGGTAGAGGATCCGGCGCCTACGGTCACGACAAAGGACCGCTTCGGCCTCGTAAAAATGCAGTTTCTCGACCAGCAGTACGGGACGGGCCGCCCCGCGTCGATAGACAAGCCCGCCGGCGCAGTAACCACAAACCCGAAACTAAACCTTGTCTCGGTCCGCCCGTGGGTTATGGATACCTCCTTCGATAACGTCGGCAGCTCAATCGACGAGCCGTGCCGTACAATTACGGCAAATCACAAATGGCACTACCTCGTCAATCCTCAATTTAACAGCGAGGGCGCATCCATCGACAAGCCCTGCTTTACCCTTATCGCCCGGATGGATAAGCGCCCGCCGTACATCGTCACGGCGGAGCGGGGCCCGGCGGTCGTGATCTATGAGGACGATAGCCCGATGACGGTGAAGATCAAGGAATTTATGGCGCTCTACGGCATCAGCGACATTTGTATGCGGATGCTGAATATCACCGAGTTAAAGAGGATTATGGGCTTCCCCAGCGACTATGTCCTCGTCGGCACGCAGACCGAGCAGAAGAAATACATCGGCAACGCCGTGGTTACGGATATGGCCCGCTCGCTTTGCGAGGCGCTGGCAATTTCCGCACAGCCGCTGGCAGCTGCCGCGGCATAATTCTGTACGCCATGCTGACACTGAAACAATGGCTGGAGAAGCACGGGCAGGAGCCCTGCGACGACTGCGAGTTCTTCAACATCCAGCGCTGCCACTGCTCGTATAAGCGGGGCTACTGCGTGAGATACGACGATTATCGTCAGGTGGAGAGGCAAAAATCCCGGTACCCGGACCTATTCGAGGACCAGGATCCCGTTGAGGCGCATTAAAAAATTTTGCTTTCGATATTTGGAATATCGAAATATATTACTATTTTTGTATCGGAATCGAAACAACCACACAATGAACGTACTGACTAACACGCTCAAAGAACAGGAACGGGAGCAGCGAAACAAGCAGCTCACGGCGGAGTTCAAGACGCTCCGCAAGGCGTTCCCCGATGCTTCGTCCGAAAGAATCATTCGGACCATCGCGTCGACGGGCAAATTCAATCTTACCGAGCCCGGAATCAAGCGGATTCTTTACGCCACCGGCACCATCGTCCCGAAATCCGCCCGGAAATGAAACCCTTCCCCCATACCACGGATCCCGCCGCCATCGACGTGCGCCGGAGTTACACCGTAGCCGAGGCGGCCGCGCTGATCAAGCTGTCCGCTTCCAGGGCGCGCCACTACGCCGTCACGGGAGAGCTCCGCACAGAGCGGAACCCGAAGAACGGGATGCGCATGGTGAGGGGGACGAACCTCCGTCTGTTCTACGTCACCAAGGCGGGGGCGTTCTGGAACATGTAACCGCAAAACACCACAGATATGAGACAGCACACCAAGAAAACCATCGGCACCGTCCTGCTCGCGCTCGCGTTCTTCGCGTCGCTGGCCTTCGGCGCAGTCACCAGGGGCATGGTCGCCCTGATCCCGACCTTCACCGCGATCTGCTCGGCCGTGGGATTCGTTTCCATCCGGACCGACTATGTCGGGTCGTACTGAGATACACGCCCGCCGTTGAGGCGCGCGGCCGGCAGCATATATCGCTCATAGGCATTGTTAGTTAATTTCTGACCGACGAATCATTTCACGTTATTTCACGCACCGTCCGGGTAAATGCCGGCGCCCGGACAACACAGGATAGTAGCTCAGCGGCAGAGCGCCAGCGCCAGCTGGAGGACGGCGGTCCGATCCCGCCCTACCCTGCAACCGCAGCGATGCGGACCGGACATACACTCTACGATAACACTTGATAGTTTTAGAGAGAAGGAAGTTTTTTCATTTTGACTAGTTGACATGTTGTAACAACGTCCCCGCCGTGGGGTTCCGGCGCAGCGGGGTTTTTTACAGGAAACCATCAAATTTTTAACGGATATGACATTAGACATTAAAACCAATCCCGGAAACGGGGGTCTGTACTGCTTCTTCGAATACGAAGGGAAGGAGTATTGTGCGGACCTGTGTGTATTGCCGCTCCACCCGGACGATGATACTGAGTGCATGGTATTTAAGTCAATCGGCGGCAAGGTTTCTGACTGGAGCGGACTGTACTGTAAGCGGGACATCCCCGTGACCGCATCCGCGCTGACGGAGTGCGTCAAGGAGTTCATCGAGTCCCTTGAATCCAAGAAATAGCGCGACATGAAGGATTTCGACTACATCGTACAGCAGGGCTGGATGTATACGCAGCTGCCCGACCTCACGAACAGCGAGCGGGCGGTCTATGCGCTGATATACAGCTTCTCCCGTGACGGTATGAGCCGGATGCGCGCAAGCGCCCGCTATATCGGCGAGTGGATAGGCTGCAAGGAGCGCAACGCGCAGTATATCGTCCGCCGGCTGGAGGACCTGGGACTGATATGCCATGAGGTGGTGAGGACCAACAAGGGCGTCTGTTCGGAGTTCTGGGCGGTGCTTCCCGAGGAGGCTTCCCCGGTGCCCGGCATCGTCAAGGACCGCATCGAATGGGCGGGGGGGTTACGCAATACATTGCGTAACCCGGTTACGCAACCGATTGCGTTACCCCCTCACGCAACCGATTGCGTAACCCCTAAAGCAGTATCAAGGTATTCTAGTGATAGTAATAATAATAAATATACTCGTGGTAAATATCGCGCGAGGCTTACGCAACAGAACGACGACCACGACGACGATTTATTTTCTTCAATGAATGAATCCGGGCTGGCGCCCGGAAAGGGTTTGGAGCTTCCCTTCCAGGAGGACGCCTTCGCTCAGGCGTGGCGTCGCCTGCTGGCGTCGCCCGTCTGGGCGGCGAAGGGCCGCGGGACGCTCCAGTTCATCCTGGACGAGATCGGCGAGAAATGCACCCTTTCCGAGGCGGTCTACTGCGTGAACATGGCGTTCCGCAAGGAATGGGCCGACATCAAGCCGGTGGAGATCCTCGCCCGCGAGAATCCCGACAACATCCCGGCCATCCTTTCCGATGCCGAGCGCGCCGACCTCCTGCAGGAGCTGGCGAACTCCGGTACCATCGACGAGGTGCAGGCCGCGGAGCTGGCGGTGCTGAACAAGAAACTGGGGAGGGCATGAGTATGAACGTAGAGGAGATCAAGAAAGCCATGACCGGCCGCCGCGTGGCGGCTGTGAATGACACCAGGCTGCAGGAGGCGCTCCGCCTCGAACTCACGCGACTGGCGAACATGCAGGGCAGGCCCATCCCTTCCACCGAGGCGTCCCGCGTGGCGTCCGCGGTCCTGCAGGCAGCTGCACGCACCGACCTGTTCGAGGACGAGATCGTCATCGCCCTGCGTGCCGGCATCGCCGGGGAGTTCCATAACGAAGACCGCCGGCTGATCCCGACGAACGTCTCCCACTGGCTCAGCGTATATGCCGCGTGCGGGGACCGTCACGCAGCCATCAACAGCATCAGCGTGTGCGCCGCCATAGCACGCCGCACGGCGGACTCCGTCCTCGCGGAGGAGAAGAAGCGCCAGTTCCAGGAGAGCGGGCTGTCCCGTGCCTGGGAGACCTTCATGGCAGAAGGGTGGGATTTCCGCGAGGGCTACGGCGCCGCGCTCTATGATAAGATCGGGAAGGACGCCGTCATCGCGCTCCTCTCCCCCGAATCCGTGAACCGCGCCAAGGCCGAGGCTCTCTACGGAGTGCGAAAGGGTTACCGCGGCCGGTACCGCTCGATGGCTGACGACGAGATACGCGGTACTGCGGTGTTCAAGATGCACTGCAAGTCCGAGCTGGTCCGCGCTTACTTCGAGACGCTGCAGGCCCGAGGCCTGGATATTACCTTCAACCCCGCGCAGATATGAGTACCAGGAGATCCCATACGTTCCGCAACCTCGCCGGCGAGACCTTCGTCCGGGTGCGCGTCCTCTCCTACGCGGGGAAGGCCAGGAACGGAGACGCCCTCTGGAACTGCGTCTGCGACTGCGGCACCAAGTTCATGCCGCGGTCGGCTTCCCTCCTCTCCGGTGCCACACGTTCCTGCGGATGCCTGAGGGCGGAGACCTCGCGGGCCCTCTGCAGGACCATCAACCGCAGGACCATCCCCGTCCGGGTGGTATCTCCCAACTGCGACGTACACTACTTCCCCTCGATGGCGGCAGCCGCCGTCTTCCTGGGCTGCGGGAAGGATGCCGTGCGCATCCACCTGAATAACGGAAGACCTTTCAACAACCACATAATCCAGCACGCGAAATGAAAAAGAACATCGAAATGAGACCCGTTGAGGTGATCGTCACCTTCGTGGTGGCGCTGGCCATCGGCGCCCTGTGGGGGCTCTATGTAGACCACAAGGATGCGGAGAAGCTCGACAGCCGCATAGAGCAGCTGGAGCAGGAAATCGCCGACCAGAAGGCCGCCATCCTCTCCGGTATCGTCCGCCGCGTCGATACCCTGGTATTCGTAAGCGACGCCCTCACGCCATGGCAGCAGCTTCAGCTCGCCATCGCATATACGGAGAGCCGCTTCAACCCTACGGCCGTAGGAAAGGCCCACGATTCCGGCGTCCTCCAGCTGACGCCCATCTACATCAGCGAGGTGAACCGCATCGCCGGTACCAGCTACAAGATCTGCGACGCATTCGACGTTGAGACGGCTGTGACCATCTTCGACGTGATGCAGCAGCACTATAACCCGGACCACGACATAGAGCAGGCCATCCGGCTCCACAACAAGAGCCCTTACTACAAGCGCGAGGTCCTTAAGAACATGGAGTTCATCAGAAACATGGAGGCCGTAAGGGAAGCAATAAAGAAATAGACTACGAAGCTGCGCGGTGTAAGATGCAGTGCCGGGGTCTGTCACGAATCTTTCTGTGGTTAACATTCACAGGCGCCCGGAGGTTGAGGTCGAAACCCTCACGCAGCTATTATAAGACACACGATAAAACACTATAGCGATGGACCAGGTTAGAATCAATCACCAGCAGAAGGTAATCGTAGATTTCCTTCGCTCGAAGAAGAACGGCGCCACACGTCTGCAGATCGCCAAGTGCGTCCTGATTGAGCGCGCCACCATCTGCCGCCGCGTGGCGGAACTCCGCGACATGGGGATAGTGCATATCCATCACGAATGTCTCGATCCTCTCACGAACACCAAAGCAGAATTTCTCGCGTTATGAAACAGACCACCAAGGAAGTGATAGGGCTCGACCGGCTGAATCGTCCGGTCTACCCTGGCGACAAGATTACAGATTCAGATGGCAAGAAGTACACCGTTACCGAGCGGGGCGCCTGCAAGAGCGCCGACGGCAAGGAGGTGAAGTTCTCCGACCTCCATGGTATAGAGCTGGTTACTGAGAACAAACCGGCTTCTGCGGTTGAGGCTAGTAAACCCGTTGAGGCTTCGAAGCCCTCCATGCACGCCTATGACGACCCGAAGTTGACCGGGCCGGTGAAGAAGCAGCCCAAGGAGAAGAAGCCGTGCAAGACGGATGCCGGCATCGCAAGAAATAAGCTCGGGATGGTGATGGTGTCCGCTGTTGCCGCAGAGGCTGGATTCCATGGGCGTGGCGCTACGGCCGTGCTGCGCGAGGCGTCCATCAACGTGATCAAGCGCGGCCCGAATAACTACGTCAGCCTGGAGGATAAGGAAAAGGCGCTGGACGTGCTGCGGTACAAGGTGACGCATCCGGCAGTCAAAGTGTGCTGCGATGCGCCGGCCGTTCAGGCGCTGGAGGAGATCCGCGTGGAAGTGGAGAAGGAGGCAGAGTCTGTCGAGCTCGCAGGATACACCGACCAGCAGCTTGCGGACGAGCTCCGCCGCCGTGGATTCGATGTAACGGCTACGAAGGTGGTCACGATAACCCTGTAGCCTCACGCGCGCGCTTAGTGATATTATTAATACCCTGCGCCTGTGCGCGCAGGTAGTAACTGTAAGAGACCATGAACTGAGATGAACTATAACATTAAAATCAACCTGCTGAAGCTGAAAGGCGCAGAAGTACGCCAGCTTACAACCTGGAACGGGAACATGATGGACTACATCTGCATCCCTATCCAGAACTACTACGGCACCGTGCAGAACGCCTCGGTGGGCGAGGACGGCGAGAAAAAGGCGTTCAAGGGCGTCTATCTGAATCTGGAAGCCATCGAGATGCGCGAGAAGGAGCGCGGGTCGCACATCCTGCTGCCGGCTCTCTCCAGGGAGCGGATGGCGAGCCTGACGGAGGAGCAGCTGCGCAAGCGGCCGATCTTGGGAAACCTGGTACCGTGGGGCCACAAGTCCCGCAAAAACGAAGGGGAGGAGTGATATGGAGGTAAAGACCAAGGACCTGGTTGGCCGGCGCTTCGGGCGCGTGGTGGTGCTGGAAAAGGTCGGCAGTTCGGACGGCCGGATCTCGATATACAAATGCAGGTGCGACTGCGGGCAGGAGTTTAACGCCTACGCCTGCAACCTCACATCCGGGCGCACGCGGTCCTGCGGCTGCCTGCGGGCCGAGAAGAACAGACAACGGATCAAGATAGTACAGTAGGTTATGAAACTGCCCTGGGACGCAAAGACACACGTCGACAAGCACGACGGCGGCTATCACCGCGAGGCTTCGGACCCGCGGTACCATACGCCGCGCTGGACGCGGCTGGCTAGCCGGTTCCGCGCCGAGCATCCCCTGTGCGAGGAGTGCAAGCGCAACGGAATCATCAAGGCGGCCGACTGCGTCGACCACATCATCCCAGCGCCGATCTGTGAGGACTTCTACGACGAGAAGAACCTGCAGTCCCTCTGCAGCCACTGCAATATGATAAAAGGTAACAAAGACAAACAACTCATACAGGAATGGAGAAGAACACACCAATAATGCAGCGGATTGCTGAGATATTCAGGATCCGCCCAGTCCGGCCGATGGAGCCGGCGCGGCCGAAGGTCGGCCCGATGGAGGGGAAGGACGGCAGGATGACGATGTGCGTGCGGATGTCGTGGCTTATGGCTTACCGTATGACGCCGTGTGGCCTGCTGCTGATCTACGCGGACGGAACCCGCGAAGAGCTTGAAATGAGCCAGGAGGATGCAAAGCGAGCCGTGACCCGGCTGACGAACACGGAGCTGTTGCGGTACCGTATGCGCAGCTCTACGCCGGACCTTGTTGTCATAGGCTGGACCCCCGGGGGTGGGTCAAATCTCTCGCCGACTCGCTGAAAAAACCACTCCACCGGTCAAGAAGGCGCGCGTGCGAAATTGGCGCGTTCTCAGTACCCGGTCTTCGCATTATGCGCGCGTATGTGTGACTGACACCGATATAAGGATTGCGTAATTCTAACTCAAGATATATATGGCACGAGGACGAAAACCACTGCCGCAAGAGATTAAGAGACTAAGGGGGACGGACCAGCCCTGCCGAGAGCGCCCGACCAGCGTCATCGGCGAGCCGGTCCGCCTGGAAGACATTGGGTCTAAGTGCCAGGTATCCGGCCTAAAATCTTCCACGCCCCGGGCGCGTGAAATCTACTGGGCAACCTGCCGCAAGGTCGCGGCGCAGGGGATGCTGGACCCGACGTTCTGCGCGCAGATTCTGTTCTATGCCATAGAGTATGACATCGTGCTGCGGTGCGAGGAGGACATCAAGAAGAAAGGAATGTACGTCGAGGTGAAAGGAAAGCGCGGAACCTTCCTGGTGCAGAATCCATCCGTGAAGCAGCTGCACGCAGCCATGGAGAAGGTGCTGAAGATAGGCAGCAACTTCGGATTCTCTCCAGTGGATCGTCAGCGCCTGAAGATGGAGCTGGGAGATAACAAGCCGAAAGGTTTCAAGGCCATTTTTGCTATGGTAGTCAATGATGACGAAGGACCAGATGATCAATAACCGATATGTCGCCGTATAGCATCGTAGAGAATTATGTGTCCGCCATCGAGAGCGGGGCGCTTCCGGCTTGCGAGATGGTCGGCCTGGCGGCGGCCCGATGGCGGAGAGACATGGCGCGCTGCGAGGAGGGCGGTGACCTGTATTTCGACAGGTCGGCCATCAGGCTGATCGTGCTTTTCATCCGGGGCAATAAGGACATCGGGTACGACGGGCTGAAGCACTTCAAAGGAGAATGGGCCGGGAAGAAGATGGAGCTGGAACCGTGGGAATGGTTCGTGATTCTTTCAATCTTTGGCTTTAAGTGGAAGGCCACCAAAACGCGGAAATACACATACGGCGACGTGTACGTCCCGCGTAAGAACGGAAAGACCACGCTGGCCGCCGTGATCGCGCTGATCATGCTGATAATAGACGGAGAGCCCGCGGCTGAGGTCTATTCCTTCGCGGTCGATAAGGAGCAGGCAAAGATCTGCTTCGAGGCGTCCGTCCAGATCGCCATGGCGTCTGGGCTGGTGCCCGACGTCGTGCAGTATTTCCGCAAGGGTTCCATGGTCTTCGAGTCGAGCAGCTACAAACCGCTGTCGAAGGACACGAAGAACAAGGACGGTTTGAACCCGCACTGCGGCATCGGCGACGAGGCGCACGCCTGGAAATCATTTGAGATTGTGGAGGTCGTGCAGACCGGTATGGGCGCCCGCAAGCAGCCGCTGCTGTTCCAAATCTCCACTGCAGGCGTGGATACGTCCTATCCATACTTCGGGCATCTGGAGTTCCTGCGCCAGATCCTGCGCGGACTCCTGGAGAATGAGGACCACTTCGCTCTGCTCTTTGAACCCGACGAGGGAGACCGATGGGATGACGAGGCCACCTGGAAGAAGGTGAATCCGAACTACGGCGTCTCCCTGAAGCCGAAATACATGAAGGACTCCTACCAGAAGGCGAAGCAAAAGGGTGGCAGCACGCTGTCCGCCTTCAAGACGAAGAACCTGAACATGTGGGTCGACGCGCCGTCCGTATGGATCCCTGACGATGACGTGGCTGCAAACAACCGCGAGATTTCCGGCGCGCAGCTCGACGGGGCGGAGTGCTGGGTCGGCATCGACCTTGCGCGCAAGACTGACATCGTGGCCGTGGCCTTCTGGTTCCCGCTTTACAAGGTATCCCGGTTCCTGTTCCTGGTACCGGAGGAGAAAGTTACGGCGCCGAAACGCGCCGAGGACCGCGTGGACTACCGGCTGTGGGTGGAGCAGGGCTGGTTGGAGATGGTGCCCGGCAGCGTGATCGACGAGGACTGGTTCGTCTCCCGCGTGCTGCAGGAGCTGGACCGCTACGATGTCAAGGCTATCTCATACGACCCCTGGGGAATGTGGAACGTCCTCGGGAAGTTCGGCCGGTACCAGGAGAAGCTGATGGAGTACCAGCAGAACATCCGGTACATGTCAGTCCCTACGAAGTGGGTGGAATCCTCCGTCCTGCGTCATGAGCTGAACTTCTGCGGAAACCCCATTATCCGCTGGATGTTCCAGAACGTGGTAATCTACCAGGACCCGAACGCCAATATCAAGCTAGACAAGGCGCGCTCCAGGAACAAGATAGACGGCGTGGTCGCCCTGGTCGACGCGGTCGGCGGGTGGCTCACAAAGACGTCCGGAAAGACCGGCGAAATCTACACGACGCATACACTTCGGACGGTTAAATTTTAGCCGTGCAAAGTATATGCAACAAGTATATGCAAATTCCTGATTTTTAAGAGATTTCTTTGCCATCTTCGTGAAAACCATTGATGGTGGCAAAGTCTAATCATATCCCGTTACGCAACCGCATCGGTGCTGCCCTCCGTGGCTGGTCCATCGGGGTTATCCCTTCTTCGCCCGTCTTTCACGGAAGCAATGGCATCGACTTCGGAGTCTCCGTTAACGAAGACTCCGCTTTGCGTTTTACTGCGGTGTACGCCGCAATCAAACTGCTTTCCGAAAACATCGCCAGCCTCCCGAAGTCCGTCAAGGTCGTGACCGACGCCGGCTATGAGGACGCGGCCGATCATCCGGCGACCCGGCTTCTTCGGGTAGCACCGAACGGTTACATGGATCCCTTTACCTACTGGTTCCGCAATATCGCCCAGCTGCTCGGCAAGGGCGTATTCTGCGGCCCGATCGAGCGAGACTCCGCCGGTAATCCGGTGGCGCTCCATCCGGTAGACAAGGACTGGGTCACCGTCCTGTTCAACAAGGGCGTAAAGGGGTACCGCGTGAACTGCCCGGATCCCACGTTCAGCTACCTGAACGGCACCTACCTGGAGCATGAGTTCCTGTATGTCATGCTGTTCACCCGTGACGGCCTGACCGGCATCGACCCGATCTCCTACAACGCCGCCGCCATCGGGCGCGGCATCGCCGCAAACAAGTTCAGCGGCGAGTTCTATAAGCGTGGCGGGAATATCAAGGGCGTGCTGGAGATGGAGAACAGCCTGGGCGAAGACCAGTTCGATAAGTTCATGGCGCACTTTAAGGCCAGCTCGCAGAACTACGAAACCCCGTTGCTGGAGTACGGCGTCAAGTATAAGGACGTCGGCATTTCCCCGCTCGCGGCCCAGCTGCTGCAGACGGAGACCTTCAGCATCAGCGACATCGCCAGGATCTTCGGGATTCCGCCGCACCTGCTCGCCGAGCTGAGTCATGCCACGTTCTCCAACATCGAGCAGCAGAACATCTTCTTCGGCGAGTTCTCCCTGCGCCCGATCTGCAAGCGCATCGAGGTCCAGTTGGAGAGTAAGCTGTTCCGTGAGGACGAGCGCGGGAAGTATTCCGTAAAATTTGACATGAAGGGCCTGATGCGCGGCGACGCCAAGACCAGGGCCGAGTATTATAATTCCGGCATCAACGCGGGCTGGATGACGCCGAACGAGGCGCGCCGCCTGGAGGAAATGAAATCCCTCCCGGGCCTGGACTTCCCGCGGATGCCTATGAACTATGTGCAGATCGACGAGGCCGGCAAGGCCGTGGTCGTCGATAATAGCACGCAAAACGAGTAACACCATGGCAGAGGAAAAGAAAGACAGCATCCTGCGCCGGCAAATTGAACAGGTCGAGATTCGCGCCATTAATGAGGCGGAACGCTCGGTCGAGTTCGTCGCCAGCAACGGCACCGTAGACAGCTACGGCACCGTGCTGAAGCCGGACGGCTGGGACCTGAGCCGGTTCCGTAAGAACGGCGTCATCGGATACCAGCACGACATCTACGACAGCGACGATCCGGACAACGTGATCGGTCGCGGCGAGGCCCGCGTGGAGAATGACCAGCTGCTGGTCAAGGTCTATTTCGAGCCGGCCGAACTGAACCGCAAGGCAGACAAGGTGTTCCGCAAGGTCGTGTTCGGGTCCATCAGCGGCGTGTCCGTCGGCTTCAGTCCCGAGCGCGGCCACTGGGGCGATCGGCGCGACGGCGAGGATCCGGACGTCTACTACTACGACCAGATGACCCTCATGGAGATCTCCGTCGTGAACGTCCCGTCCAACCCGGACGCCGTCAAGCGCAGCATCGCCGAGGAGCGCGCCGCCCTGGAGGCGCAGCGCAAGAAGCCCGAGGCGGAACAGCCCGACGCCGAGCAGCGCGATGTCGAAGAAAACGAAAAGCCCGCGGACGAGGTGAAAACCTCCAACGTGGACGACGTACATATCCGTTTAACCATCGCCAGAGCCAAGCGGCAACTGGCAAATTAAAACCCCAAAGCAATGAGAAAATCGTACGAAATTGCTGCTGACCTGAAGGCCAAGAATGACGCCTGCCAGGCAGAGACCGACGCCGCCAAGCGCGAAGCTCTGGCTGCCGAGGTCGAATCCCTCACCACCGAACTGCGTGAGGCACAGATCGAGGAGGCCGCCCAGCGCGCCCTCCTGAATCAGCGCGTTCTTTCCCCCGGGGAGAAGAAGGAGCTGAAGCGGTTCTCCATCACGAAGTTCCTGCGCGAGGCTACTGCTGGTAGCCTCACCGGCTTCGAGGCGGAAATGCACGAAGAGGCCCGCAAGGAGCTTTCGGACTGCGGCCAGTCCGTCCAGGGCTACGCCATTCCGTCCGTCCTCCTGGGTGTCGCGTACTCCCACAAGCGCGGCGACTACAACAACGCCACCGATTCCGGCTACGGTCCCGAGTTCAAGGCGATCACCGAGTGGTCCTATGTCGAGGCCCTGAAGGACGCGATGGTCGGTGTCCGCGCCGGCGTACGTTACATCCCCGGCATGCAGGGCAACGCCCGCATCGTCAAGGGTGGTTCCGCGGCCGCCAGCTGGCTCGCCGAGGAGGCAGCCGCCTCCGTGGCCAAGCCCGGCTACACCGCTGTCGACATGACGCCGCACCGCCTGCAGATCCTCGCGGGTTACACCATGGATCTGCTGAAGCAGAGCGCCCAGCCCGTCGAGCGGCTGATCTGGGACGAGCTGATCTCCGCCCATGCGCAGTCCCTCGACGCCGCCATCTTCAACGGCTCCGGCTCCAGTGGCCAGCCTACCGGCATCCTCGCCGCTTCCGGCGTCAACTCCATCGCCATGGGCACCAACGGCGGCGCCATCGACTGGGCCTCCATCGTCGGCATGGAGTCCAAGGTCGGCGCGTCCAACGGTCTGTTCGGCCGCCTGTCCTACGTCACCAACAGCAAGGTGGCCGGCGACATGAAGGTCACTCCGAAGGTGGCCAGCACCTCCTCGTTCATCATGGAGGACGGCCGCGCCAACGGCTTTGACGTCCACGTCACCAACGCCATCCCGTCCAACCTGACGAAGGGCAGCGCCGCCGGCATCTGCTCCGCTGCCGTCTTCGGCAACTTCGAGGAGGTCCTCGTCCCGCAGTGGGGCGGTCTCGACTTCATCGTCGATCCGTTCTCCCAGAAGGCCAAGGCCGTCATCGAGGTCACCGCGATCGCGTACCACGACGTCTGCGTGCGTCGTCCCGGCGCGTTCTGCAAGATCGTCGACATCAAGACCGGCATCTAATCCTCCGAACGATGACTGAGCGCACCTACGGAAATTTCCAGCCCACGCTGGCCGAGTTTAAGAACCATATCCGCCTAACCACGACGGATATGGATTCTGACCTCGAGCTGAAGCTGAAGGCCGCCATCCGTTCCGCCGAGCACTACATCGGCGCGATCATCGCGCAGTCGTCTTTCGTCTATACCGGACCGTTTGCCAAGACCATCCCGCTGGAGGGACCCGTCAAGGAGATCTCCAGCGTGAAGGTCGACGGCAACACTCTTGAAGCAAGCAAGTACCAGCTGGTCGGCACCGTGCTGAAATTCGCGGACGACGTGACCGGCGAGGCGGTTGAGGTGAACTACACCGCCGGACCGGGCCAGGTCGAGCCCGACATCAAGGCCGCCATCCTGCTCCATGCTGCTGCACTCTTTAACAACCCGGTGGATTCCGTGGAGACGCTGCCGAAGGCTTCGACGCGCCTGCTGGATTCGTACAGGACGTGGGGGGTGAAGTGATGGATAACAGGGTGAACATAGGCGAGCTGGATACGCTGGTGACGTTCTACTCCGTGGAGCGCACCATCGGCGACCAGGGGCAGAAGACCGTCCGCCGGACGCAGCACTGCCGGCTGTTTGCGAAGCTGGAGCCGCTCACTGACGAGTACGTCAGCGACGACAATCTGGAAGCCCGCACGGGCATGACGGTGACCACCTACAAGGTCCCCGGCATGAATACCCGGATGGAACTGGAGATTGACGGCGTTCCGTACGAAATCAAGGGCATCGACCCTATCGACAGGATGTCTCCGTTCTGCATCATCACCGCTTCAACCATTGAGAAGTAATGGCAACAGGGATCACCATTTCTGGCCTTGACGACTGCCTGAAGGTCTTCGACAACGCGCCGGAGAACCTGCTGAAGATTTCGCGCCAGGCGCTGAAGGATGCGTCCAAGGTGTCGGCGCGGACCGTCAAGTCCAGGATCCCGAAGCGCTGGAACCGGCTGGTCCGGTACAAGGTGGTGAAGACCGCGAACGGAAAGCTGAACGCCGTGTTCGGCCTGTTCAACAACAGGCAGGCGCAGGGTCATCAGAATCCCAGCGGAGCGCAGATCGCCGACTGGTTCAAAGCGTACTGGATCAACTACGGTACCCTGGAGAACCGCGACCCTTCGCACCACTTCAAGAATCCGGTGAAGCACCGCAAGACCGCCGCTGCGCGCCGCCGCAGAAATTCCACCGGCATCCAGCCGCGGAACTTCTTCGAGGCCGGTATCGCAGGATGGGAGGGTCCTTTTGTTGAATCGTTTAAGAACAGCCTGAAAAGGCAGGAAGACAAACTCTACGACCGATGACTGAATCCATAGGCACACAGCTGACCTCGCTCTGCAAGAATGTCTGTCCCTTCTTCCTCGCTGAAGCGGAGACGGAGTCCTATCCCTACGCAGTCTATGAGCAGACCACGCAGGAGTGGCGCACGAAGGACGGGGTGTACCAGATCACGGCAGACAGCGTCATCCGCGTCTACGACAAGGTGTTCGACAGCGCGCAGCAGAAGGCCGACGCCATCCGCGCGGCGCTTGACGCCAATGCGGACGGCCAGTACATCATCCGGCACCGGTCCACGACCAAGGACTGCCAGGAGGGCGTCTGGTCCATCGAAATGAACTTTTTCGTCAAACAAACTAGTTAAAAACATAATACCATGGTTGAAGGTTATAACATTGCAGTCCAGATCGGCTCCAAGACTATCCTGGGCCGTACGCAGGACGACCTGAACATCGCGGCCGTCACCAAGACGTCGATCACCAAGGACGACGCCGGCGTGCAGCAGGAGTCCGTGGTCCGCCACGACGTCACCCTCCGCCTGGCCGCGCTGCTCTCTCTCAATTCCGGTACCGGCACGTTCACGCAGCTGGACCGCGACGACGTCATCGAGCAGGCGCTGAAGACCGGCGCGCAAGCTGAGGTGACCGTGACGTACACCTGCACGGGTGGCGACACCTACACCGGCACGGCCATCATCACCGGCTACAGCGAGAGCTCCAGCGCGGCGGTCGACAGCGACACCACGTTGAACGTGGACCTGAAGATTGTCGGTGCTTTCACTAAGTCCGCCTAGTATGAACAACAGCATCACACTTACGGATGGCCGCACGTTTCGGGTGGAGCTCAATTGGAACGCCATTGTCGACTTCCTTGCGAGCTCCGGCCGGGACGACATGCGCGAACTCTCGAACCTCGATAACCTCAAACCGTCCGACCTTGCGGGCCTGCTGGCCGCGGGCATTAACGAGGGCAAACGGCTGGAGGGCGACACTGAGAGGATGACCGCCGAAGATGTCGGCGCGCTGTCGAACGCGCAGACGATTACGGAGTTCATCAGGATCTTCACGGACCAGATGACGCCGAAGGGCATCAAGCCTGAGGCAAAAAAAGGGTAGCTGACGGCGCGGCCCCTGAGCCGCTCAGCATCGGCAAGATCAGGGGCTGGGCCTTTGGCCTGCTCGGCATGAGCCGCATCGAGTTCTACGAGATGCGCCCGGGCGAGTTCTGGGAGGCGATGGACGCCTATGAGCACAAGGTGCGCGCGGACAGGAAACACATCGGCGAGCTGGTGAGAGGAGCGACACTCCGGCTGTGGAACCTGCAGGTCGCCCAGAAACATAGGACGGCCGATCCGGTGAAATTCTGGGCGATGCCCTGGGACGACCCGGACCGTGAAGGAAAAGAAATCAAACGCCTGAAAGACCTTACCGAGGCGGAAAAACAGGTTGAGGTCGAAAAATTCTTAAAGAGAGTACACCATGGCAAACGAACCGAATCTGAAGGTTAACGTCGGCGCCGACACCTCGCAATTCACGAAGGGGATGAAAACGGCGAAGGCCGAACTGCGCGACTTCGCCAAGGTGTCCGACAATGCGCTCGGCTCCATCGGCAACATGCTCGGCGTCGATACCGGGAAGGTGGAACAGTTCGCCTCCGCTATCCGCGGCATGGGCCGGCAACTGAGCGAGGCCGGCAGCACCGGCGCAAAGGCGCTGGGATCGCTGCTCTCCAGCGTCTCCACGCTCGGCGTCGGAATCGCAGCGCTCGGGATCTCAGGGGCGGTGGCTTCCTTCAAGGCGCTCAACGCCGAGGCCGAGGCGTTCAAGAACACCGTGGCCGGTGCGAACCTGGAGATGCAGACCGCGGCCTACATCGAGACATACCGGCAGGTCTTCCACGACATCAATAAGGAGACCGGGCAGAGTGTGGCGGAGTTCGAGTCTAACTTTAAGAAGACTTTCGCCGTACTCGGCGCGAACTTCAAGCAGAATTTTGTCGGGATCCTGACGGGGAAGCAATTGATGCCCTCGTCCCTTCCCAACATGTTCCTGACCGGCAACGCCCAGCAGATTGGCGCCGCTCTCGGCGCGGCCGGCAGGGCCGAGCAGATCTCCGAGGAACTCTATAAGCTGGACCGCCAGCAGTCCGACCTGACGCGCGAGATCGCGGACCTGGACGCCCGCATCGCTACGAATAAGGAGAAGATGCGCGACGCCACCGTATCGCTGGTGGAGCGTCTCGCCGCCTATGACCAGATCGTCACGGACATCAATAAGAAGGAAAGCCTCCTCGTCCCGATCGAGAAGCGCCGCACGGAACTGATGGACGAGATGGTCTCCCTGACGGCCAGCTCCCCCGCCGCCGTCGACGCGGCGAACCAGCAGTACGTCCGCCAGCAGTCGCTGGTCAAGAGCCTCACGGACGAGAAGGCCGCGCAGCTGCGATACGTCAACGGCATCCGCTCCCAGGCGGAGAAGCAGACGGCCGAGATGGAGAAGCAGCTGGAGCTCCAGCAGCAGATCGCGCAGAGCCGCGCGGATCTCGCGGCGCTGGACCTGTCCGTCGCCGGCATCCCTATGGCGGGCGCTACCACGTCCGCCGGCGGCGCTCTCATCCCCCAGACCATAGATACTACCGAGCTGCAGGCACAGCTGAACGCCGCCATCGGCGGGAAGGTGTTCATGCAGGTAGGCATCGAGATAGACAAGGGCGCGCTGGTGGACCTGTCGCGCGAGGTGGAGACGGTGGTCGGCAGTTTAGCCCTTAGCCTGAGCGAATCCATCGGCTCGCTGATCGGCGACCTGCTCACCGGCGGAGACGCCTGGAGCAACTTTTCGAACGCCGCGATGTCGGCGTTCGGCGACATGGCCACGGCCGTGGGCCGCATCGCCATCGAGACGGGTATCGCGGCGCTCGGCATCAAGGCCGCCCTGGAGACCCTAGGCCCGGCGGGCGCAGCCATCGCCATCGGCGCCGGTACCGCGCTGGTATTGCTTGGCTCCGCCGTCAAGGCCGGCCTGAGCAACGTGGCCAGCGGCAACTACGGCGCCAGCGCTAACGTCGCATCCAGCGCCTATTCCTACGGCGGCGGTGACTATGAGACCCGCGAGGTGGAGGTGAAGGTCACCGGGACCCTGCAGGCGGACGGTGACGCCCTGGTGGCGGTCATCGACGGCACTAACAAGAAGAAAGGACTGACGACATAATGGCATACGCAGTTAAATATCTTTTCCGCTTCGAGTCGCTGAACCATACGACCCGCGAGATCCGCGTCCTGCAGGACGGCTATTCCGGCAGTGTCATCCAGCGCGCGCTGGGGCGCAACCCCGTACTGAAGAAACAGCAGAACGGCCCGATCCATGGCACCTCGCTCGAGATCTACGCGCAGTGCGACGTGGACCGCGAGTTCATCGAGTTCTACACCTCGGACCCGAAGGAGTACCGCGTGGACGTCTACGCCGGCAATACGATGCTGTGGCAGGGATGGATCTCCCCGGAGCTCTACAGCGAGCCGGACATCGCGCCGCCCTATGACGTGCAGGTGGTGGCCACTGACGGCGTCGGTGAGCTGAAGCTCTACGACTTCGCGGCGCAGGGTACGGTATCGCTGCGCGCCCTGCTAACGTATCTTCTCGGGAAGACGGGCCTCTCCACGGATGTCTTCCTCGTCAGTTCCCTGAAGGCCGGCAGCGCCGGCGCAGGCGCGCTGCTCGACATGGAGGCGAATTTCGACTACCTCGTCGGTAAGACATGCTACGAGGCACTCTCATATCTGCTCACGACTCTCCACGCCACGATCACGTGGTGGGGCGGCCACTGGCTGCTCGTCAGGGAGAACAACGTCACGTTCACTTCCGGCAAGGTGCGTTACTTCAACGTGGCCGGAAACTCGGCCCTGCTGGCCAATTCGGTCCAGGCGCTGGGTCGCATGTATCAGGACGCCGTCTGGCCCGTCGGCCAGCTCTCCACGGTGATAGATCCGGCGAAGAACAAGGTCGTCGTCCAGGCGCCATGGCATCCGGTCACGGCGCTGCAGAACTCCGACATGACGGCCGACGCGAACTGGAACAAGAGCGGCGTCACGTATGATTCCGCGAAGGGCGCGTATTTCTTCGCGCGCGATGTGATCACGCCGGGCGAGCTGGCTCAGAGCGTCGCCTTTGGCGGGTTGCGCGTGCCCATGCGCATGACTTTGAGCGGCTGTGGAACGTCCG